GCAATCTTTTTCATATCCCATGCATTACAGAATTTTAGCATACGAATACCCACTTGATCTACTGCTTTAGGTACTGCGTTAGCTGTAATTGTTTCTTTAATTTTAACCTTAATATCATCAGGTTGTGCAGTCAAATCACATAACTGTACATTACGTTGATAATCTTCTAAGACACGATGTTCTAAACCATTGTGGTCAACCCATCTCTGAAGCATGAGATTGTTCCACGCAAATCCTTTGGCTTTACGATCTTCGAACGCTTCAGTAAGACCAACTTTGTTTTTAGAACCTTTAGTACGCACACCTGGATACGCCGAGAAGACATTATCACTGGTATCACCACGCATACATTTCTCGAATAGCATCCACTCTGGGTCTTGTGCTGGCTTTGGTTCGCCTGTTTTTTTGTCTTTAACGGGTTTACCTTTTGCATCAAAGATACCTTCGTGTGTAATATGTAAATCGCCTACACCATTATATTGGCTAACAGTTGGACTTACTAACTGTGCAAAATCTCCATCTGTTGAAATAATGACATGCTTGGTATCTGGATGTGTTTGTATCCAGCCTGCAATCAAATCATCCGCTTCTAAGTTAGGATGTTGCATTACTGTAGCATTAGTTTTTTCTGTAATAAAATTTTTAAATTCGTCAAATGCTTCCCAGAATAACTTGTCTTCCTCTTGCTCTTTGACAGTCATAGCCGCACGAGTTTCTTGCCTGTTTGCTTTGTAAGGCTTATAATAGTCCTTGCGCCACGACCTACCTTCAAGACAGAATACTACATGAGTGCCACCAAAATCATGCCATGCCTTTTTAATACTATTAAGCGTGATATGAAATGCCATGCCAAGTTTGATATCAGCAGAGCCTTGAACTACGTGTCTAGCACGAAAAAATGTGTTAGCTGTATCGACTATAATGTGTGTCATTCGACTGATGCTTTCCCGTTACCGAGTTTATTTACATTGATAAAACCAGCACTAGATCTTGTAGGATCTTGTCCTGCCTCTGCTAGCATGTTTCCGGCTAAATCACGAAACCAACGATCAACAATATATTCGTCAGGATCGCCATCGAATCCATAACCAGCTTGTTTCAATTGTACTATAAATTCATTATTCCAGTCAAGCTCAAAGAAGCCATTCCGCACATTTTCTGGATTAATTTTAGTATCCAAAACTCCTACCCATGCTTCTCCTCTTTCAGTAGCACGTTCTTTTGGAGTCATTTTTGCTTCTTGTTCGGCAACCTGTGCTTCAGCAGTTGAGGCTATAGCCTTTGCTTCCATTTCTTTAAGCATCTTTAAGTTTTCTTCTAACTTATCGATACCAAACCATTTTTTAATTAAATTTTTCATTTTTCATCCTTGCAATCGCAACGTCTTCCTTGATAGCAGTTTCCTGTACAAAGAGATTTAGAACCTTTAGTAAACGCAATAACACATACTGCAAATATTGTTACCAATAGTAGTGCTATAATCATTTCAAACATTAGGTACCCCATTCGTTTTTAAAGAGTGGAACTTGTAAACGGTCACTGTAACGCCACCCACGTTTCATAGCCGCTAATGCTACATTTTTAGCATTTAATGTATACACACTTTCTACACCGCCCACTGGCATTAGATAAATGTGTCCTTTGAATCCTGCCGATTTAAACGCATCTACTGCACGTTCTGCATCCTCGATATCTTGTTCTGTAGCAACAACAAATTTAAGATATGCTATACCAACTTGTTCGTATTCACATACTATTTCGGGTTTAATTGCATCTTCCCAAGATTCACCACTTGCCGGTAATTTTGCACTTACACTGAATGTAATTTCTCTCTGTTGACGAGGTAAACCTTTCCATACACTCAAATAATGTTTAAATTCTGTAGTTAATTGTTGAGTACCATTTGTTTCGAACGTAATTTCTTTTAAACCGGACATCTTAGGATGATCCAACAAATCAGGATAAGCACGTTGCCATCCTAACAACGGTTCTCCGCCTGTAATAACTAGATGCTCGTCTTGCCATTCGTTATATGGAATAATTTCTGTAATACGATCTGCTATAGCATCTGTAGTAAGCATTGGACTAAGGTCTTTAAAGCTAGGATGCCAACTAGCATAGCTATCACAACCGGTTGATACTAGTGGCAAATCTTCATATTTGTTATATAAATGTACAACACTAGCAATATCTTCTGCTTCTGTGCTTAGTTCGCCTCGAGGCATGCCAAAGCCTGCACACTTAAAGTTACAACCAAATGTACGTAAGAAAACAGACGGTACACCCATGTAACGTCCTTCGCCTTGTACACTATAAAATAATTCTGCAATTTTAATTTTACTCATCTTCATCTTTCTCTAAATATTGACTTACTTGATCTTCTGCATCTTGTATGCTTTCAGCCCATACTGTAAATGTAGCGATACCTTTACTAGCACGAATATCAAAAGGAATAGTTCCGTTTGGAATCCAGTTATCGCCTACTTCTCGTTTAATAGTAAATTTTTCCATCGTAGTTGTTTTCATACGATAGATTAATTCATCAGTTAGTTGTTTGGCGTTTTGCATCCTGTTCCTCCTTGAATTTTGCTACATCCTCTACAGCACTTAGCAGTGTGTGAGCATAGTTAAATGCTTGTTGTTGACGCATGATTACAGTAGACTCTGTATCAATATAACCTTTAGTCAACAATGTCCAAATAGCATGCCAACGAGTTTTACTCCACCAATTGCTTTTTACAGTTGTATAGATAGTAACACTAACATCATTCTCTTCAGCCTCGACCCACATGTGATGATCGTGATCGGATGCGCCACATTCACATGTAACACGGTAAACTTTTGAGTTGCCCCAATCGTTTGTTTTCATAATGCCTTCGGCAGGTGTTTGTACTATCATTTTGAAGCGTATTCCTGTTGCATCTTAATATTGTCAAAGAATTCTTTCTTTGTACCGTGGTCGTCTTTGAACGCACCTTTTAATACTGTAGTTTGTGTAAGACTGCTCTTGGCCATAATGCCGCGATTTTCACAGCATCCATGTACGGCTTGTACATACACACCTAAGTCTTGTGCTCCTGTGGCTTTTTGGATTTCCCTAGCAATGTCATTACAAAGTTCCTCCTGGAGAGTACCACGTCGGGCACACCACTGTGCAATTCTTGTGTACTTGCTGAGTCCGATAAGTTTCTCGGCCGCAATAATACCAATATAAGCAACGCCGGTAACGGGTTGGTGATGATGGCTACACATACTGCGAAGCTCACTACGAACAACTAGCATACCTTCATAACGGTCCACCGAGTCGTTTGGAAATGCTGTTGCGTCTGGTGCTGGGTCATATCTTCCACTCATTATTTCATTAAAGTACATTTTAGCCATTCGCTTGGCTGTGCCTTTGCTATTAGGATCTGTTTCGCGATCAATCAGCAATGCATCTAAGACTTTTTCAAAAGCCTTAGTAGCTTCTTCGATTAAGACTTCTTTTTGTTCTTCGTCGACAAACTCGCTAATGTTGTCACCGGCCCAAAAACGCTTGCCTCGTCGTTTCATTTGAAAGCGGATAACATCCGCTAGATTACATTCTTTATAATTTTTGTCATCATCGTCTTGCTGTTCTGCGCCAGCAAGAATATTTTCGTGTTCGTATGTTCTGGATTCAGTCATTATTACTCCTATGTGTTATTATATAGGTTTATTTAGGCGATTGCAAGATATTTTCTGCTCGAAGTTTGCGACAAGCTTCTTTAACTGGTATAGGATAATCTGGACTTATTTCGGATATTGAACAATCATACTTAACAACCACGTGTGGATGTGTATAATTCCAATAGATAGCAAATACCACACCTGCTATACCTAAAATCATTACTGTAAAAAAATCTAAATTCTGTCTGAAAGTAGAATCTTGCATAATTGATAATCCTTTTTAGAGTTAAAATAAAACGCCATATCTTCATATCTTGGATGATATGTATAACGTTCTCCGGGTAAACCAAATACTGCTACAACATCAGCACATGTTTCGTTCCACCAATTATTATCTTGGTTGTGCCAAGGAATCCTAAGTTCCCAAACAGTATTAGTCGTTTCCATTTGTGTAGTTACCCTTGCTAGGAATAACATGACGAACCCCGCCACGAGGATCTGGCATATCTCCTGTGCGTCTAGGAATCATATGCACATGCGGATACATTACTGTTTGACCAGCAACCTCGCCGACATTTTGTCCGACATTGAACCCTTGCCATTTTTCCGATTCAACTCCGTCGAACCCGAACTTGTATGCGGCCTTGTAGCATTCCCATAGGCTAACGCTTTGGAGAGTGGTAGGCACAAATAACAAATGCCCTTCGGTAACGGGAAAGGCATCCCTGAAGACCCAAAAGTCTTTTGTTCTGTATTCGATTTCTGTCCAGGGTACTGTTTTTTCATCAAGCGCCTTTGTTAAGTCGTTCTGCACGTTCTGCCTCTTTTAATTCATCTTTTAAATAATCAATGTAATCAATCAACATGCTAATTTTACGTTCATTGCCCATTGCAGATCTCATATTATCGATATCTGCATTTATAATATCGATTTTTTCTTTGATTTCTTTTGCAGTCAAACTCATTTCTTTAACCTACTAGCAATAGTACCGCCGAACAAGCAATTAAAGGCTAACCAAGTTTGCCAAGTAAATGGAATATTTAATACTGGAAATAAAGTATTCAAACTCCAAATACCTACTATTGGTCCGAATATAACTGCAATTAAAATTAATGCAATACCAAAAATAAGTTTAACTATACTTCCTGTTAACGACGCCATTTCCAATACTCCTCCCAAGGATAAACTAACCAACAATCTTCTTCTGCTTTATTAACTTCCCATACATGATAATCGGATTCACTCTTACTAGAAAAGTTATCTGTTAATACAGCAAAGCGAACAGTTTTATGCCATATATCATTGTCCCAACGTATAGCACTAGACAATGACATTTCACGCCAATCTTTTTTAATCCACTCTATGGTACTACCTTGATCATTAATATCATCTACGACAAGGATATTCTTACCTTTGTAAGCATCATCTGCCATGCCTGCATTACTAACAGTAGTTCCTCCGTCACGCAAACTAACATCTAAAGTTTGCATAGGTATATCCATATAGTGACTTAATAGAGTGGCTGGAATTAATCCACCACGTCCAATACCTACAATATAATCAGGTTGCCAGCTATCTTGTCTAATTTGTCTAGCAAGATCTAAACAAGCACCTTCAATGTCTGCCCAACTGTAATATAGCTTTTTCATGCAGTCAAA